TACATGGAGTATGACATGTATGACACTTTTAGCTACACAACAATTTTATATAAACTTTAGAACACAATTTAAATTAAGACAACAGATTAAGAAACAGTTTGAACATTACCTTGACCCGAGACAAGTTAAAAGATTACAAGATAATCCAGAGCTTTTAAAATTAGGAGGAGAACGAAGACGATGTACGTTTTTATTTACAGACGTAAGAGGCTTTACAAGTTTATCTGAAACTTTAGAACCAGAACAAGTTACAGAGATAATGAATAAAGCATTGACGATTCAAGCTAATGCAGTTAAAGAGTATGGTGGTATGGTAGATAAGTATATAGGAGATGCAATGATGGCTATTTTTAATGCTCCTATTGACCTTGAAGAACATGAGACCAAAGCAATACTGACAGCCCAGAAAATAAAGGAAGATATGGCTGAAGCCAATTTAGGAATAGAGATAGGTATAGGCATAAATACAGGAGAAGCAGTGATTGGAAACATGGGAAGTGATTCAAGGTTTGATTATTCTGCTATTGGAGATGCTGTTAATTTAGCAGCAAGATTAGAAAGTTCTACTAAAGAAGTAGGAGAAGATATAGTAATTGGGTACACCACAGCTATAAACTCTGATATACCCACTCGTTATTTAGACCCTATTAAAGTAAAAGGTAAAAAAGATGAGATAATTATTTATACTATTAGAGACCCCAATACATAGAGTCTTTAAAAGTAGTGGCAAATAATTTTTTATGTAATGAAGAAATTTCATTGTGATATTCAGGTTCTTCGTCAATAAAACATCCATCATGTTCTTTTGATTTTTTAAAGTATTCTTGTTCTAGTAATTCCATTACAAATATTTTTTCTTTTTTATTCATATTAGCCCTCACGCTGTTTGATTAAAAACTCATTATAACATATCTAAAAATAAATGTCAATCCCCTACTTCAAAGAGTTGAGTTGTCTTTGAAAGTAATCGTGAAGGTCTCCTAGTTTTTCCTTACCACTTCTAACTATTGTTTTCATTAGTGGTCTATCGTCTGGTGGAAACACATCATCAATTTTATCTTCAGGTAAAGTACTAAACTCTGTAACAATTTTATTATCTCTTGTTAGAAGTATTTTAAAACTTACTAAGTTAGCTTCTTGATTATTATTCATTACTCTCTTCTAAGTTTGCAAAGTTAATACCGTCTTGTCTTCCTCTAAGACCAGCTTTCATATAAGTAGTTGCTCTACCTTCAAAGAAGTTCTGATGCTCTACACCTGTAACCTCATCAATCCATCCAAGAGGATTCTCTCTTTGGTCATAGTTAGTTTTTAAACCAAGCTGTAGTAATCTTCTATCAGCTATGTATCTATTGTAAGCATACATATCTTTCTTAGTTAATCCTTGTATGTCTCCCATGTCAAACACTAAGTCTAAGAATTTATCTTCAAGCTCTACCATGTGTCTACATATTTGATATAGTTCTTTCTTAAAATCATCTGTCCATATCTCTATGTTTTCTTGTATAAACTCTCTAAATAATTTAGTCATAGCTTCAACATGCATAGACTCATCACGTATAGAGTAAGTAACTATCTGTCCCATACCTTTCATTCTACCAAACCTAGGGAAGTTTAATAAGATTGCAAAGCTACTAAAGAGTTGTAGTCCTTCTGTAAAAGCCGAGTAAACTGCTAGGGTTTTAGCTATAGTTTCTTTCTTAGCTTTAGAAGGTTTAAAGTTTCCAACATAATCATGTTTGTCTGCCATCTCTTCATACTCTGCAAAAGCTTTATACTCTATCTCAGGCATACCAACTGTATCAAGTAACAAACTGTAAGCATGTTGATGTATTGATTCCATGTTAGCAAAAGAACCCATCATCATTCTAGCCTCTGGCTTTTTAAATATAGGCATATACTTATCTATGTATCCGGAAGCTACATCTACATCTGATTGAGTAAACAATCTAAATATTTGTGTCAGTAAATTCTTTTCTACTGGTGTTAGTTCTTGCCAATCTTTAACATCTGTGTGCATAGGTACAGATTCAGGCATCCAATGCATTTGATTCTGTAGTACGTAGTAATCGAACATCCATGGATATTCAAAAGGTTTATAATAATCTCTAGTCTTGAGTAAACTCACGGAAATTCTCCTGTAATATAGTTAATAGTTCTGATGCTTCAGCATAATCTTTTAGTAATTTATCTATTGTCTCAACAAAGTTAGGGTGGTCAGCCACACCTATTTGGTAATCAAATAAAACATCTAAGTTTGCTTTAGCTACTTGTTTGTCTGCTTCATATTTTAATTCCAAAGCACGGAATAAGTTATCTCTTATATTCATATGTTATCCTTCACATGCGATACATTCTGTATCTTCTAAATTAATTCTAGGTACTTTAACATTTACATTCTCTACTGTACGAGCAGCATTTGAACGGAAGTAGTAAAGCGATTTAAGTTTCTTCATACCATACCAGTGAACATCATTAACATACTGCATGTATTCATCGTGTGTTTCTTGAGGCTCTGTTGCTTTAGGTAAAGTAAAGAAAAGATTAACTGATTGTGCTTGACACACAAACTGTTGTCTTTGATGGGCGTGTTCTATAATCCATATTTGATTTAGTTCATTAGCTGTTTTAAATATTTCTTTCTCTGCATCTGTAAGAATATCTAAGTGTTGTACCGAACCTTCGCTACCTGATATATCTTTCCAAATATCTTCAAGCTCTTTAACTTTTAATCCTTTAGATTTTAAAACCTTTTCCAAATATTTATTCTTAACTTGGTAGCTCCCTGATAAAGTCTTATGAGTATAGCAGTTAGCCCTATAAGGCTCAATACTAGGGGAAGTACCACTACATATAATACCACTACTAGCATTAGGAGCAATAGCCATGAGATTAGCATTTCGCTTCCCTGTACCATGGATGTCAGGAGCCTCGCCCCTTTGTACAGCCAACTCTTTAGTTGCTTCCTTGGCTCTAGCTTTGATAAAGGTGAAAGCTCTATGATTAAAACCAGTTGCGAATATTCCCTCAAAAGGTATGTTCTTAGACTGGAGATACGCATGAAAGCCCATCGCACCGAGTCCGAGACTTCTCTCTCTATATGCCGAATACGCAGATTTAGTAAATCCTTCTTTACCTTCTCTAACATACTTCTGAAATCTTTTAAAGTTTGCACTATACTCTCCCAGTTGTGTTGTATCTATAGCATTGTCAATGTAATGTTGTAATACATTGTCAAGCATAGTTATTAAGTCTTGTATAAAGTTATCGTCCTTTGACCACTTATCAAAATGTTCTAAGTTTACTGAAGACAAACAACATACTGCTGTTCTTTCTTCGTTAGTAGGTAATGTAATCTCTGAACATAAGTTACTTTGTTTAATACTTAACCCTAAATCTTTTTGTTCTTTAGATAAAGCATTGTTACATGTATCTATATTAATCATGTAAGGTTCGCCTGTCTCTGCTCTAGCATGTATAATCTGCCACCATATATCTCTAGCGTTTACTGTCTTAACAGCTTCGTTAGTCTTAGGGTCTATCAATCTCCAGTCTTCATCTTTTTCAACAGCATTTAAAAATGCATTAGATATGTTGATACCATTATGTAGATTAAGATTCTTTCTGTTGATATCACCACCAGATTCTTTACGCATGTTTATAAACTCTTCTATCTCTGGGTGGCTTATGTCCATATAAGCAGCATAACTTCCTCGTCTTGTAGTGCCTTGATTAAAGGCTAACATCTGAGAATCAACTACATGCATGAAAGGGATTGAACCAGTAGACTTACTACCGTGAGCAGTAGAAATACCATTGCTTCTAATGTCGCCCCAATATCCACCAATACCTCCACCTGAACTCGCCAACCATATGTTTTCATCATAATGAGAAGATAGACCAGTCCTACTGTCAGGTACATAATTGAGAAAACAGCTGATAGGAAGACCCCTTGTTGTACCCCCATTACTAAGTATAGGAGTGCTGAACATGAACCAACGGTGGGAACAGTAATCATAAAGTCTTTGAGCAAGTTCAAAATCAGTTTCACCTTTGAAGGTGGCTCCGAATACGGAGGCTCTTGCGAATGCTTCTTGTGCATGTGTTTCATTCTCCCAAAAGTATCTATCTTTTAATGTGTCTATACTAAACTTATCAAATGTTTTTTCTCTGTCATAGTCTATATCAATACCTAAATAAGGTTTCTTCCCTACTTTATCTTCAATCATTCTTCTTCCTGTAAATGTAATGTTATTATAGCATAGTGTATTATCTTTAATAGTTCTGCTTTCTTGTTATCTTTCTTGCCATATCTCATAGCATACTTCATTATGTTTCCAACACAAAAACTTTCTCCGTGTCCAGCATCTATAATCATATCAGTTGCTTGGTACTTGCCATTACCGTAATGAGCATCGTAAGTTTTATCTATGTAAGTTTTTATTTCTTTTAAAGTTTTATCTTCGCTAAACTTGTATGTCATTTCTCCATTCCTCCGGTAATGTTTCTTCACTATACCATCTAAAATTGTTTGACTCTGCCCATTCAGCATGACTTCTCTTAGTTCCATCTTTTCTTTTCTTAGCCTGTGGCATAGGAGCATAAGGTTTTTGGAACAAGAAGACTAACTCCATATCTTTAGGTAATGCTTCTCTTACGTGTATGTACTTACTATACTCTGCATAGTCCCAGAACCTACCTTTAGCTTCAAGTAAAATAGTTTTATCATCTATTGTCTTTACAAAGTCTGGCTCGTATCTATGCCTAACAATGTAATCTATTTTTTCCCAATGATGTTTCCAATCTTTAAGAATAGTTTGATGTATATCATATTCCCACCTACTGTCATATCCTTTAGGGACATTTACTTTCTTAGGTCTGGGTTTTCTAGGTACTCTTCTAGGCATTTAGTTCTTCTAAGGTTATGTTAGGATTTCTCTTAACTTTCTTAACGAACCACCTTAGACTGTAAGCACTTAACATAAATTTATTGTTAGCAAAGATGTGTGTTTGCTCTGGTAAAAATTCATGTAAGTTTTTCTTAGTAATTTTAGTAGCATCTTCACCTTCAGGAACCATAGTCCTAATCCATTCTATTAATAAAGATTCTGCTTTTCTTCTTATTACTTTAGACTTTTTTTGATTCATAATTTTTTACCAACTTCCAATAATTTAAAATACTATTAAACATTTCTCTATGTTTAGATTGAGAATCTCTATCCCAAACGTGACATGCTATAAACTCTGGGTCTTCTCTGTCTACAAATATAGATACTCTTTCTACATCATCAAAGCCACAGCCTTGAGCATAGGCAGACAACTGCATACCGTGTTCATCATATACTAACTTAGCTGGGTCTTTACCTTCTAAGTTATCTTTAGTTTTAAAATCAACAAAGATACCAGACTTAGAATATAAATCTATCTTACCACCATAACCTAAGTCAGCACAGAAGGAAGCTTCAGCTATCCATTCTTCATCAGGAAACTTATCATCTAAATAATTTTTAATGACACAATATGTTTCTGTCTTCTCTTCACCAAGAAAACCACGTTCAATCATGGCATGAATCTTTGTACCTTTCTTAGCAGCTTCTTGTCCTAGCTTCTTAGAGTCTTGCTTACATCTATAAGCAAACTCTTCT